TATAGCAAGCCTATAGATACACCGGGTCCCTTCTGTGTAAATGGCAGAGAAGAAGTAAAGTAATCATGACGTTTACCACGAGGCGGACAAGCTAAGCCGGGAACAATATTGGTACCTGACGTGAAAACCCAAGAAGGCTGTTCAGAAGCTCGGGCAGAGTTTAAAACTTCGTTGGTATCGCCTTTCTGAATCTTGACGGATTTCTGGAGGTTTTCATCTCTAAACCATTCATTCCAAATAAGGTAAACACCACGAAATGGAAGAGCGCTAATACCAGATAAATTACCAGACGTATTCACGGGCAAGCCGAAATAGTCCCAAAGAGAGCCTACATAAGCATTATCAGAGTTACCAGTAGCAGTAACAGTAGGGATGACATAATCAGTACTATCATCAGGGTCTTCCTGCTCGAAACAGAAATTCTGCCAGTGTTCCCAAACGAGGCGATTTGGGACAAAAAAGAAAAACCAGTCCAGATAAATATTATCCATGATAGGCTTAATAGGAGTAGCCAATCGAGCGAAATAATTAACAGACATACGAGTAGTATCGCCAGGCAAAACCTCATCAATAAATACAGGTATAAGCTTGCCTGAATCAAAAGTTGTCTTATAAACATGGGAACGGTCGAACTTAGTCCTTTTCATGTACATTGCAGGAGCATCGCTGAAGCGATGTCCTCGAACTCTTATTTTTTTTCGAGCCAAAATTTCACCTTCTTCGAAGTGTAAACCTAATAATTAAACTAAAGCAAATTATTATTAGGTTTTAGATTATTTTTGCGTCACCTACGCCAGTTACATCAAGTAAGTAACCGGCGTAGGTGACGGCTATTTTTGTGTTTCTTCATTATTTTGTTCTAAAGTGTTACTTTTTTCTTGTGTTTGTTTACTACTTACGGACTGTTGTGGTTCATCAAAGGTATATTTGCTAACATACAGACCTTGTTGTTGGAGATATTCGAGCGTTGCAGGATCATTCAATCGGTCGATGAAATTCATAGGATCGTGACCGAATTTAGCTCGAACGTAAGCGGGTAAGCTGTAAAATTCTTCACGAACTCCAGAAACAAGCTCAAGAGCTGTACTGTAGTCACCGGGAAGCGTTGCATCTCCGAACTGCAGATAAGCGTATTGCGAACTATCGCCGAGGTCAAGAGTCATGATACCTTTCTGACCGTCTGCATACTTGTTTACGATGTAATTGATATCAGTTTCATCTTTCTCGTCCTGAACCGTAAGAGAGGGCATGGTAAACTCAATGCCGCAATGATCATGTTCTTCTGCAGGATCATAAGCTGTCTTAAATTTCATAGTTTCAACTCCTTTCGCTGGCGCCTAGACGCGGCGGGCGTAGCGTACAAAAAAAGGGCGATCTCTTTCGAGACCGTCCTTTTTCTGATACGCTCTTTATTAGATTATCATTCTTCAGGTACAGAGTCAAGATTTTCCAAATAATCTATGGCGCGACCAACCATTTTAGGAATGTGGGCTTCGTCACAATGTTCAACATAATAACGGCCATCAGAATCGCCAATGTTACCGACATAATAAAGACTAAAGTCTTCAGGATATTTTTTAATAAGCATTTTATCATCGTTCACTATACCTTGAAAAGAACGAAGAGCAAGCATATCATTGTGGTAAACCTGCGGAGGGCTAAATTGTTCTGCCTTATCATCATAAATAGAATAAAGTCTCAATATCTAAATCTCCTTTCCTTAAAGCAATCAAAAATCTACGGATCATAAGATGCGTAATATTAGGTAAAACAAAATAATCATTATCAATACGAATAACATTACAGTTATCAGGTTTAATTTTGTAAGCGGCATATTTAGAACCTCTAAATATAAAATTAAAAGGTACGCCTTTATGCTTACAGTAGGATTTAATAGCATCAAGCTCAGATTGAAATTTTTCTATAAAAATACCTCCTTTCTGACCTAATGATAACACAGTCACAATACCTTGTCAAGTTTTCTGCCAAGAAAATGTTTATATTTACCTTCCTGGACACGGCAACGGTCAACCAAACGATCAAAAGTATTGTTCTCCAGGTTACGAAGCATCTTATCAATACGGTTATTACGAATAAACTCCATCCAGTGAGGATGCGTTTCATCAAATTTCTTATCATAATAACGAGGAGGACGCATCTTCTTACCGTTAATAACAACATAATCAACAGCATAGCATTCTTCGCCATGATCCTCGAGCCATTTGGCACCTATGCCAGGACGATTAGAAGCAACCATGAATTCAGGAATACGACCTTTATAGTGAGAAGGAGCGTCTTTACCTGTCTGTTTTTTAACTATATAGCGAGCGACGTAGGCAGCAGAATCAAAGCTAAACTCACCAATAAGATGCATACCGTATTTCCAAACCTTGGCAAAACGAGCAGAAGTATAAGTGTTATAACCGTCTGTACGGAACCGAAAAATTTTGTCATCAAAATCAATATTAAACAAGATGTAATGATAATGGGGACGACCATGAAGCTCACCATATTCACCGCAACCGAGGAAGCGAATACCATTACCATACTCACGGCGAAGATTTTTCATAAACGTTTGATGAAATTTCTTACTTAAACTTTTATCAGATGGCAAATGATAATCATCAAAAGTACAAGTAACGAAATAAGCAGAGCTAGAAGAACGCGCCTCATGAACAGCACGCACAGCCCATTGTCGGCTATTTTCGAGACGACAACCAATGCATTGTTTACAAGAACAGCGAATGAAACGACTATCGCCAGCAAGCTCAGGATGAGAGCTAAGACTTCCGTAAAAGGAATAGTGTTGCTTTCCATTTTTAGTAAAAGCTCCTTCGACTGGGTACATAAGAATAGGATTATAACAAACCATATTAAACACCTGTACCGATTGTATCAGGATTAAGTCAGAATGTCAAATCCTAAATCCACCTCGTCCTACTCTTTTGAAATTTCTACGACGAGATCTGGAGGTACGCCGAAAAAGACGGCGAGAACCTCGTTTAGATAAACGGCGCCTTCTCATTTAGCATCCCTCCAAGAACCGAAAAAACGACTAGTTTTTTTAGAATCATTCTTATTAGCAACTGGCTCAACAAGTTGCGCAACATCGGTTTGAAAATCCGAGGCAACTTTTTTAGCAGTAACAGTATTCGAAGAAGCTCTACCTTTCAGAGCTTCAATTAGATCCACAACTTCCTGAATAAAGGGAACAACAACAGAAACAATAAAAGTCAGAATCATAGTAGTTTTGTTAGACATAAAATTTATCTCCTTCCAAAATAGCGACCTCCGAGGAAGCCTATAACATTTTTAACAGTAGAACCAACACCACTGGCGACAGATCTAGGAGCACCTGTAAGACTTTCAATATTTTTATAGAAATCACGTTCCATACCTGCCATTTCAGTTTGAATATTATCAAAAGCGGCGGCAGAATTAGCACGATTAGCAGAAGCAATGTTGTTCAAAACACCAGAGCTAAGGTAAGAACCCTGAAGACGAAGGTTTTCAAGCTCCAAATTCATCTTTTCAAGCTCATAACCAAGACGTTTTTCATAAGTCTGCTCACGAAGATTCAAATCATTTGCAAGAATACCATTCTGAAGAACTGTACCATGGGTGCTCTGACGCACAGAATCGGCTTCTGCGACGTTTTTATCAATTTGAGATATTGCAAGATGCTCGGCGTTCTTAGCCTGCCTTTCAGCGGCACTAGCAGCTTTAGCAGAATTCATAGTAGAACCTATATCGCTCATGCCTACAGAAGCGGCTGAAGCTCCAGATATAGAACCGCCTATGCCATTAGTTGCGGCAAGAATAGGATTAAGACCAGCCTTGCGCATATCTTCTACAGCCCATTGATAACGATGTTTATAGTTTTCAACGTTCCACTCGTTAGCCTGTGCGGCATTAGCAGAATTGTAATGATTCTGAACCGCAGATCCTAAAACAGAACCAGCAACACTGCCTAAAGTATTAGAAAGCCATGACATAAAACCAGCTCCTTTTAGAAATGATCAACAAGACCAGGTGTGCCAAACATAGGCATAGGACGCACAGTAGTATAGCGAAAACCTATATCAAGCAGGAATTCAGGTTCATCAGTAACGGCGATAATGCGATTAATAGGCGGATTTTCAATAATAAACTCTTCGTTGAGAGTTGGGGCATTATTAAAGAACTGGGACAAATGCCACTTATCCAAAGAACCATCAACTACAGAGCTACGGAACTTGCCTGTAATCTGCGAAGGTTTATAGCGATATTCGGCATAACGTTCCTGATAACCAAAAACAGAAGTATCAGATTCAGAACCTTGAGCATAGATCTCACGAAGCTCAATAGCCTGTTCGCCAAGATGAGCGAATGTAGGCCAATAAAAATCATAAACCGTAGAGCGAAGCCACATCTTGTTAATACCTTGCTGATAAGTAAGATCGGCACGAGCGCACACAAAGCCAAAAATATACCCATGTTCAACAAAAGATTTAGTAAAGCCATGGAACTTGGCAGCAGTAACACCATAAGCAGAAAGGTTGCCTTGAGGAGAGGTGTTGTCGGTTGCAGAAGTCTGAGCTATTGGATTAACATTTACCATTTTAGTGAAAGAGCCGAGAAATTCCGGACGCTGAAGACGAGCGTCAGGAGAAACTACGCCAAAGAAAGAGCGAAGCACTTCTGTATACCGACTACCACCTCGAGCAAGACGTTCGTAGAACTTTTGCATTTGGAAGGCAGTACGAAGACTGTTAATGGTAAATATACTTGAACTATCAAGATCAGCATAAGAATCCTTAGAAAGCCAAGAAGAACCAGGTTGAGCAGTAACAGTAGCTATACCACTACTGTTAATAGAGTGACCAGCTATAGAAACACTATAACCACCTTCATAACTTAAAGTACCACTTCCAGTATAAACATCATGAACGCCACCGTCTTTAGAAAGTTGAGCAGCACCTAAATTATTATTAGATTGCTGAACAAAATAGCCTGAAACAGGCGAAGGGTCAACTAAAGTAGCGGTACCGGCCAAGCCTATAGATACACCGGGTCCCTTCTGTGTCCATAGCAGAGCAGAAGTAAAGTAATCATGACGTTTACCACGAGGCGGACAAGCTAAGCCGGG